TTCTCGCGGACGGAGAATGCCGAGGGGCCGGGGGTGGCGCCGCTGAGCGGAAACGCGGGGTTGATCTGCGACACCATCAGACGTAATCCCTCCAGACTGTATCCCCATCATCCCAAATCGTGTCGCCGCCGTCCCAGATCGTCTCCACCAGCAATGGCCGGTCGACATCGTAGGCCCAGATGATTTGCGTGTGCGCCGGCTTGATGCGCTCGCAAATGCAGATGAAATCCTCGCCCCACTTCCAGCTGCGGATCGACGCGTTGCAAGCCGAGTCGCACCGCATCCAGCGGACGATCGCACCACCGGGATTGACAAAGCGCACGAGCCAGGTGTGCGGCCAGCCGATATGCGCGCCGGTGCCGGTGATGTCGGTATGCAGCGAGTCGTCGCAATTCGACCACGTCCGCAGCGGCCGAAATTCCTCGATTTCGATTAGATAGCCGAGCCCGGCGGCAAGCGCGATAAAATCCATTGGCCGCGTCGTGGCGCCCATCTGGCGCTTGGTGATGACTGCCTGGCGGCGCCCTTCGAGGTCGGTCGGCGGTTCTTCGAGACAGGGGTCAGGCAGCCCGCAATCGGCCTCCCAGGCATCCATCGTCTCATAGGCGGTGCGCGGATCGGCCTCGTTGAGCATCGCCCGCACGCGACGCCAGGCGCGCCAGTGAACGCCGGTCATCCCGCGCACGGTGCGCGACAACACGCCCTGCGGGTCGCGCGGCCAGACCGGGCCTGTCGGCAGCAACGCCATCACGCCGGCGTGGCTGTCCGCCCAGGTCAGGTTCAGCGCGGCTGGGTCGTGGGCGCGGTCTTCGCTCATGATGTCCGCGGCACAAAAACCATTACCAGCACGATAACGGCCAGCATGCCAAAGCATCCGATTACGATGCCCCAGCAAATTCCTTCACGTATCCATCGGCGGCGGCATTGGCACAAGTCGTCGAAACTTCTTGGAAACGAAGGCCAGCCGATCGGCGTTTCCAGTGGCAGATCAAGCTTGCTCATGGGAGAGTGCGGTCCTTCGCTCATGATGTCCGCAATTGCCGCAGGCGCTCGGCGACCGCCATTTGAACGCCCTGCTCGATGTAACCCCGCAGCGCATCGATCACCGCCTTGGCGGCCTCATCGACTACCACACCTTCGGCGACTTCGATGCGCACCGGCTCTGTGTCGAAGCGGATCGTCATGACCGGCTGCTGCGCTGGCGTTGGCCCCCAAAAAGTCAGAGTGCCGGGGCGCGAACCAATTTTGAACTCTTCGCTCATCGCCGTGGCGGCCTCGACGGGCCACCCAGCACCGAGAGCCTGTTGAGCTCGCGGGCCAGAAGATCATCGTCGCGCTGCCGCGCCGTCGGCGGCGTAAACCGGAAATCGAGATCGCCGAGGATGCCGAGCTCGCCGATCTGCAGCTGGGTGTCGCCCACCGGCTCATCGAGCGTGTGGTGGCGCTCCCCCGATGCGACCGACACCGCCTCCCAGAACCACGAGCGATACAGCATCGCGCCGGGCTCGCCGTTGCGGTAGAGCATGTCGCGCAACTCGTCTTCGACCGCGTTGCGCACCGCGGCGGTGTTTGGGTTCAGATCGCGCACGATAACGTCGATCTCGCGGGCGATCGGCGCATAGACGAACACCTCGGCGGTGATCGGGCGATGGGCGTCGAGCCACCGCGTCATGCGCTCGACTTCGGCAGCCGTCGGGATACCGTCGGGATAGGTGTCGTCCATCGCAAAGCGGCAGACCACCGTGCCGGCGCCCTGCTCGCGGGGGCGGACCCAGGCGCGGGTGCAGCCGGGATATTCCAGCATCCATCGGCGATAGTCGTAATCGGCGCCGCCTTGAGGGGGTTCCTGAATCCGATCGAGGATGCGGCGGCGATAGGGCTCGGTCTCTTCACGCGGGTTGCCGCCAGCAAAGCCAGGAGCCAGGACAGTCGCCTCGGTCACGCCGACAATCGGGTTTATCGTGTCGAGGCGCGCGTCGGCTTCGAGATTGCCAGCGTTGCCGGTCTCAACCGCTTCGGCCGGGAGCGGCATGATGCCATCGGCGAGGGCGGTTTCGCCAGCCGTCGTGCGCACTTGAAACCGGTCTCGGGTCTGGAACAGCGCGCCGCGCGCGACGATCGCGCCCCGCGTGACGACAATGCCGATCGTGCCAGTGGCGCGGGTTGGTTCTTTTTGCAGGACGCCCCATTCCGAGCCGTGCCGGCGCAGGCCAGGTCCGGTCGCGGTCGTGACGTGGATCTGGGTCGCGTAATAGTCGATCGCCTCAAGCTGCTCGTCGGCGGCGCCGGCGCTCATATGAGCCAGCGCGTCGAGGTTCGACTGCGGCAGCCGCGCCACCGCTCCGCGCAAATTCGCCTCGATGTCGGTCTGCGCGCGTTCGACGAGCTGCGGCAAGGTCTGCCGCTGAAATCCGTTGGTGCTGCGGGCGTCGCTACGTGTTTCACTCATTATTCACGACCCGAGATGATCACAGAGCTTACCGGGGCGGCCCTACGGGGTTAAGCGCCAGCCGGCAGGGGGGTTCGAGGCCCCCCACCCTTCTCATGCGCCGGCCCCTTCCATCTGGCCCCAGGCCAGCGGAAAGCGCCAGATGCGGCGGGCTCCGCGCGGCGGGTGCACGGTGATCGACAGTTCGAGAAATCCGGTCGCGTCAGGGTGCGGCAGCCAGACCGCCGACACCTCGACCTTGCTGGCCACCCCGGCATCGACAAACCATGCCATCGCCTCGCGCGCATATTCCTCGGCGCGGCGCCGCGTCGTCTCGGTTTTCTTCTCGCGATAAAGCAGCCACAGCCGCGAGCCCATCGGATATTCGCGATAGGTATCGGCCCACCAGCCGCGGATCGGCCCGCCATCGGGGATCTCGTCGCCTGGCCGCGCGGTGCGGTCGGAGAACAAGCTCAACATGACCGAGGTGCCCAGATCGTCGCCGTCGGCGAGGCTGCCCTCGGGCGTCAGTTGCCAGTCGCCGCGCCACAGGTCGTTGCTCCACAACAGCTGCAAGTCAGGCATCAGTGTGCTGCCGGCTTCGGCCAAGCGGCTTCGAGCTCCTCGACGCGGGCGGCGAGTTCTTTGACGGCGTTGACCAGCGCGTAAGTCAATGCGCCGCCATTATATCCCTCGACTGTTTTCGGCGGCTCGGTTCGCAGCGCCGCCGCGATCCCGTCATCCTCGACCTCAAGATGCACGATCATTTCCGGCATCGGACCGCGATAATCTTCGGACGCAATACCGATAAGGCGGCGCTCGCTGTAAATCATCGGCTGTAATTGACGGAGCGCGGCAAGCCCATGTTCGTAGGGTTCGATCGCCTCGGCGCGAGTGCGCAAAACGAGCGCCGTATTCCAGGGACCTCCCTGGTAACTGGCACCATGCGCGGCAGAAAAAATGCCGCCTGGGTCTAGATTTATTTCATACCCGCGATAACAGCGATTTAGGGCATAGATGAAGCCGCCGCCGTTAATGTCCAGTTGACCGCCGATGACCGTATTGCCTTGAATATCCGCCGTGGTGCAGCGAAAATAATTCGTCACAACTTGAGCGTGCCCGGTAATGTTATTGCCGGCAAGCTCCGAAAAGCTGCCGTTGGTGGCACCGAGAGTAGTAGCCCAGAAGCCGCCAGCCTGTTGCCCGTCAATTCTGTGCACGAGATTTGTTCCGTCCCAAAGAAAGCCGATCCTGTTGGTGCTGCCCAAGGTTGGATAAGAAATGCCGTTTCCGTTAACGGTCAGAGCGTTGGTAGTAATAAGCCCGCCCGCCTCGATCGCGTAATTGACAGTCAGATTGCCATCGATGGTGCTGTTGCCGGCGAGAAAGCCGGCGCTCAGGGTAGACCGCCCGACGATCGAGAGCGTGCCGCCGCTGATCAGGTTGGCTACTCCGGTGGCGATGTTTCCGCCAGCATTGATCGCGCCGGCCACATGAACAGTGTTGGCGCTTAGATGCAGGTTCGCGAGGCTTCCGCCACCGGCGTTGCTCAGCGCCATATCGGGCTGGTTCGTCGTTATAAAACCCATATTTGGGTTGGAGGGCATGCCGGTGAGTAAAACTTGCGGCACATTCAACTGGCCAGTCATCACATCACCGATCTTCTGCACGAAGACCGACAGGTCGGGCGGCGTGCCGCCAGCGACCAGATCGACATACGCCTTGTTCGCGGCGTGCTCGTTGATCGTCGGCATCCCATGCAGCAGCAGCGGCCCGGTCAGTGTCCCGCCGGCGAGCGGCAGATAAGCCCCAGCCACGCCGCGGGCGATGCGCAGGATCGCCTGGTACAGCTGGGTCATGTCGCTGTTGGGGGGCGGCAGCGTATCGAGGACGAGCCCGGAGAGCTCGATCGCCCGGCAGATTTCCTCTTGGGTGTTGTCGTACCAGTTGGCCTCCAGCTGCGTTGACGGCAGCCCGACCTGCGGGTTGCCGTCGCTA